AAGCCCTCCACGGCCCCCGTGGCCCCTGTGGCCCACACGTACCCCGGCAAGCCGCTACGGGTCGGCTCAGAGGGTCCTGCCGTCGTCTCCGTCCAGAAGGCCCTCAAGATCACCGCCGACGGCAAGTTCGGCAGGGTGACCGACCAGCACGTCCGCACGTTCCAGAAGGCTCGAGGCCTCATCGTGGACGGCGTCGTCGGCCCCACGACATGGAAGGCTCTCCATCCCTGACATCGGCTCCCAGAGTCGGTAGACCGTAGGAGACACCTTCTGCCGACCACGGTCGGACCGACCTCAAGGAGCACCAAATGAAGCTAACCCTCCCGGACTATCTCGTCCTCGCATTCTTCGCGATAATGAGCCTCATCGCAGGCAACGAGATCGTTCACCGGATCACCAAGGATGACCCTCAGACGGCACCGGCAGTTGTCACCGAGCCGACACCGCAGACGGTCGTCATCACGCCCGTCCCCTCCACGCCGACCACCACGAGCACCGTGGCACCAACCACCACCGTCACGGCGCACGACGCCATGCAGGCCGACCTAGCGCAGCTGGCCCTACCGGCTGACACGCCATGCCAGATCTGGGCACCGCTCGTCCTCGAGGTCGGCTGGCCCGAGGAGGAGGTCGTGAACGTGCTCGAGGAGATGTGGCAAGAGTCCCGATGCCTCAACATCATCCCCGGCGACCCTCGCTGGAACGGGCACGACTACGGCCCCATGCAAATCAACCAAGTGTGGAAGGAAGAGACCGCGCACCTGTTCGGCTCGTGGGACCGCATCACCGAGCCAGCCGTGAATCTCGCCATGGCCCTCGAGATCTGGCGATGGCACGATCACCATCGTGGCTGTGGATGGGAGCCGTGGAGCCGGTCGTGCTGAACGTCCTCCAACCGGACTGGATGGTTGAGGCCGACTGCCAAAACCTCCCCCTCGAGATGTTCTTCCCACAGCCCGGCAGGATCGGCGCAGCTGACGCCAAGAAGGCCATCAAGGTCTGCAAGGCCTGCCCCGTCCGAGTCGAGTGCCTCGCCTACGCCATGACCTTCCCCGACCGGTCCCTGCCCGGCATCTGGGGTGGCACCACGGAGCGCGAACGGTCACGGATGCACCACGTTGAGACACCCATCCGCTACCGTGTCGGAAAACCCGACTGAGAGGATTATCCGATGCCCGACGCCATCGAGTTCCAACTGCTCCAAGAGGACGTCAAACGACTGAAGCGTTCGCAACACGAAGCGTTTGAGCTTATTGCCTCAATGCGACGTGAGATTGACAGCGTCCGTGAGGAGCGCGCGCAACTACGCCGTGCCCTCCACGAGACCGCCTACTGCCTCAACAGCCTTGACGTGGCACCGTCCACGATGACCAAGGCCACCGCCGACACCATCGTGCAACTCAACCTCGGAGGCTTCAATGATTGACCGCAACCGGCTGGAGAAGCCGACCGCCGGAGCCTGCTGTCGATGCCAGACCTTCCTCGAGGGTGACGACATCTTCCATTGGTCGCCCGGATCATGGTCCGTGTGGTGCTTCAAGTGCTACAAGGCCGAACACTTCCACAACCTCGTCCGGCTCCAGCAACGATCGGAGGACCGCCGTGGGCTTTGACCTGTCCCAGTACGCCACCGTCGAGGAGCGTCTGGCCCTGTTCTGGGCCGCGAACCCTGACGGACGGATTCGGACGGAGCTGATCCGCATGGACGATCACGCCTGTCTCATCGGAGCAGAAGTGTTCCGACATCGAGACGACCAGCACCCCGTGACGACCGGCTTCGCGTACGAGGAGAAGACCGACCGAGGCGTGAACGCCACCAGCCACGTCGAGAACTGTGAGACGTCGGCGATCGGACGTGCCCTCGCCAACTGGATCTACCAGGCTGGGAAGCGACCCTCACGCGAGGAGATGCAGAAGGTGGATCGCATGGGCGGCGCACCGGCCCCGACCGGCGACGGCCCATCAGACGCACAGATCAAGCTCCTCCGGTCGTTGAAGTACCAAGGCGACCCTCGAGCACTCTCCAAGCGTGAAGCGTCAGCCGAGATTGACCGGCTCAAGACGGAGCACCCGTTCTGATGATCATCGAACTCTCGCCGGCTCAGATGCTGGAGTGCCAAGAGGAAGCCGTCTACCGGGCAGAGTCCTACGTGGACGCCACCCGACGCAAGAACATGAAGGACGGCCTCAGCTTCGAGACTGTGCTCCGCTACAACGTGGACGGATGCATGGGCGAACTGGCCTGCGCCGCCGGACTCGGCTACGACTGGACCGGCCCCGACAGCCCGTCGGCCTACGACGTCGGAGCGTTCATTGAGGTCCGCTCCACCCGGTATCGCACCGGCAAGCTCATCGTCAAGGAAGCCGAACGGGACAAGCGTGACCGCCACACGCCGTACGTGCTGGCGATCATCTCCGGCTCCGCTGTACGGCTCGCCGGCTGGATGTCCCTCGAGGACGTGCTCGACAAGGGCTACCACTACTGGCAGAAGGGCCAGAAGTTCATCGCCGTCCAGCAGGCCGACCTGTACGACATGGAGATCCTCCGCATGGAGGACGAGTGAGAGGCCCCGAGGCCGAGTTCCAGTCTGCAGTCATTGAGGCCGCGAACTGGCATGGCTGGATCGTCCACCACACTCGCAACGTCCAGATCCGACCCGGAGTCTGGGCCACCCCCCTGCAAGGGCACAGGGGGTTCCCTGATCTAGTGCTCGCACGTCGAGCGTCCGGCGACCTTGTGTTCGCCGAGTTGAAGTCTGCACGGGGCCGACTGTCCCCCGAGCAGGAGCTGTGGTTGGCGACCCTGACCGCAGCTGGAGCCGAGGCCTACTGTTGGAGGCCCTCGGACATGCCAGTCATCTTGAACCGACTATCAAGGAGAACCCAATGAACCATCCATGGCAACAGCCGATCCGACCGCTCGAGGTCTACCCCGACAAGTGCACCATCTGGTGTCGCGTCCTGTTCATCAGGCCCGTGCACCCTCGAGGATGGGAAGTGATCGTGGAGTCCGGCAACGTCTGGACGAGCGACAACTCGTGCATCCGGGAGGTGGGCGAGTGATCCGGCGCACCCCACGACCCGAGACCAACTGGACCGTCATCCGCAACGAGGTCATCAACGACGACCGACTCTCCTTCAAGGCCACCGGCGTCCTCGTCTACATCCTGTCCAAGCCCGACCATTGGCAGACATCCACAGCCCACCTCGCCACCGTCAAGAAGGAGGGCCTCGACGCGATCCGGACCGCCATGACCGAACTCGAGCGAGCCGGGTACGTCAAGCGACGCCGCTATCAGGACACGCTGGGACGCTGGAAGTACGACATCGACGTCTACGACAACCCTGTGCACAAGCCTGTGCAAACTGTGGACGGATGCACCTCACCTCAGAGGGATTATCCTCACGGGGAAAATGCCGACGTATTAGTAAAGACTGAACAAGTAAAGACTATGAAAAAGTTGGCATCTAGTGAGATACCCAAGCCAAGGCTCTGTGGACAATGCCAAGGCCAAGGCCGAACCATCGACGACGACACCATCGTCACCTGCCCAACCTGCAACGGCGACGGGATCGCCTAATGCCCTCAGGCAACCCCCTCTACGGCACAGCCCGGTGGAAGGCCCTACGCAAGCAAGTGCTCGCCGAGGAGCCGACCTGCCATTGGTGCAACGACCGACCTAGTACACAGGCCGACCACGTCATCGAGACCGATCGAGGAGGAGACTTCTGGGACAGAGCCAACATCGTCGGCAGCTGCGCCAAATGCAACACCGCTCGAGGCGCGATCTACGGCAACCGCAAGACCGCACTCCGCATCCAAAACCGCAACAACGCACCCCGAACTTTTTCTTTTGACCAACCATCCACCCCGATGGAGCCTCGGGAGAACTCTCTCGGAGGGACGGAACCAGCCGGAACCGGCTTGAACCGGGTCGGATCGAGTGGTGATTGGGTGGGATCTGCCCCGAGGCTGGTCACGCCGGTTGAGGGTGCTGGGACATTCGGCCTTGAGGTGGCGTCGTTCGCTGAGGCGATCTACGGGATCACGTTGATGCCTTGGCAACAGAAGGTCATCGACGATCAGCTGACGTACGGTGCGGACGGTCGGCTTCTGTTCTCGAGCGCTCTGACCTCGACGGCCCGACAGCAAGGGAAGTCCGTGGCGTTGAAGGTGCTCGCGTCGTGGTGGGCCGTGGGCATGGCGGCGAACCGAGGGGAGCCACAGTCGGTCGTGTTGGTCGCCAACGAGTACGAGCGAGTCTCGGTCATGTTCCGTGAGATGGAGCCGGTGCTTACCGAGAAGTTCGGAGCCAAGTCCTACAAGTCGTTCGGACGGGAGTCCCTCACGTTCCCGGATGGCTCGACGATCCGGCTCGCAGCTGCGACCGACGGCAAGCACGGATACTCGATCGACTACCTGCTCCTCGACGAGATCTGGCAGATCAAGCCGTCCGTCGTCTATCAGGCGTTCCGGCCTGCGATGATCGCGCGCCGAGACTCCCAGATGTCCTGCTGGTCTACCGCCGGAGACGCCGGCTCGACCGTTCTCCAGCAGATGCGTGCACAAGGGATCCAAGCGATCGACTCCGGGCAGACGGGACGGATGTACTTCTGCGAGTTCTCCCCTCCAGCCGGGATCGACCCGTCCGACCGCCGATGGTGGCCTGCCGCCAACCCTGCCCTCGGGATCACCGTGGACCAAGAGGCCCTCGAGGACGCATGGACCTCCATCCCCCGAGCCGAGTTCGTCCGCGCGCACCTCAACCTGTGGCAAGGAGCCAACGACTCGTGGCTTCCCCCCGACGTCTGGGACGGCCTCACGACCACCGGCGAACCACCGACCGGAGGGTTCCTCGCCGTGGATTCCAGCCTCGACGAGAACCGGATCGTCGGCGTCCGAGCCGTCCGCTCCGGCCTCGAGGTGATCGTCACCGTGGCGTTCGTCGTAGACCGGCAAACCGCCATGTGGACCGAGATCGCCAAAGTGCTCGACGGCAACGACACGCAGCTCCTCATCACGCCCGGATACGAGCCGCTCATCCCACCGGATTATCGGAGACGGACCGAGATCGTCGGCTACCGCGAACTCAAAACGATGACGCCGATCGTGCGCCGTGCGATCCTCGACGGACAGATCCGACACACCGGCGAAGTGTCCCTCGCAGAGCACATCAACCAAGCCGTCATGGTCAAGACCAACGACGGCGCACCGCTCTCCGCACAAAAGTCGCCGGGCCCGATCGAACTCGCACGATGCGCCGTGTTCGCAGCCGGTCGCGCGCTCGCCCCAGCCGTCCGCAAAAAGGCGGCGTTTGCATCTGGCTGACATGAGTAGACCTCACCTGTAAACGGTGGGAGACTCCGTCGTATGGCGTTCGGCAGGCAGAAGCAGAAGGCGGCGTTTGCGTCCGCACCGCTCAAGGCTGCCGCCGGATCAGCCGCCCAGATTGGCCAGTTCTACACGTACTCAGTCGGGAGTGCAGAGGAACAGGCCCTGAGCGTCCCCACCGTCGCACGGTCTGTGCAGATGATCGCCTCGGTCGTGGGATGCCTCGGACTCAAGCACTACACGCTCCAATGGACCGGCGAAGAGTACGAGGAGATCTACCTTGAGCTTGAGCAATGGATGCGCCAACCGGACCCCAAGGTGACCCGGAACTTCATCATGTCGCAGACATCGACGGACCTGATGCTCCACGGATCCGCATGGTGGTATGTGACCTCAAGGTCCACCGCCACCGGCAGGCCGCTCTCGTTCCAATGGCTCCCGGCGTCAATGGTGTCGATGATGGATCAGCAGGGTCCGCAACGGTTCGGCCCGTCGCAGGAAGCCACGTTCAACGGTGTGGCCCTCGACATGGACAACGTGCTCCAGTTCATCGCCCCGACCCAAGGCCTCCTCTGGACCGGCGACCGTGCGATCAACACCGCGATCAAACTGGACCGAGCCGCCGACCGCTTCGCCGTGAACGAGATCGCCGCCGGATACCTCCAGCAGACCGACGCCTCCGAACCGATGTCCGGCGAAGAACTCGCAGAGCTCGCAGCCGCATGGTCCGCAGCTCGACGCAACTCGGCGATCGGCGCACTCAACTCCGTGGTCACCTTCAAGGAGTTCACCTCCGACCCGTCCAAGTTGCAACTCGTCGAGTCCCGACAGTTCCAAGCGCTTGAGCTGTCCCGGCAATGCGGCATCCCCCCGTACCTGCTCGGCATCGGCGTCCCCGGATCGTTCACCTACCAGAACGCACAGCAGGCCCGACAGGATCTTTACCTGTTCGGCGCGAAGCAGATCCTCCATTGCATTGAGGAGACGCTCTCGTCGTCGTTCTGTCTCCCCCAAAACCGCTACGTGAAGTTCGACGTCGAGGACTACCTCAGCGAGAACTCGCTCGCAGACGTCGAGGTGGAAGACGAAGCCGAGGTCCGCATCAACGAAGGAGGACGCCGATGATCCGGCTCACCGCACAACTCGTCACGCTCGACGCCGCCGAAGGCGACGCACCGTCACGCACCATCACCGGCCTCGCTGTCCCGTGGGACACGGTCGCCACCCTGTCCGGTGGTGAGCAGGTCAAGTTCCTCAAGGGGTCGCTCCCCGAGGACGGACCGGCCCCGAAGTTGCTCGAGTTCCACGACGACACCCGAGTGATCGGAGTCGTCACCGAACGAGTGTCCACCGACGAGGGCATGATGTTCTCAGCGAAGCTCGCCACCACGCGCGCCGCCGACGACAGCCTCGCCCTGCTCGCCATGGGCGCACTCGACTCCGTGTCCGTCGGAGCCGTACCGCTCAAGTTCACACGCACCAAGGAAGGCGTCCTCGAGGTCTCCGAGGCCCGTTGGCTGGAGCTGTCCGTCGTGACAGTCCCGGCATACGCCGACGCACAGGTGTACTCAGTCGCCGCCTCAGCTGACGAAGCCGAGACGATCGAACCCCAGCAAGAAGAAGAACCCACAACCCAAGACTCCGAGGAGGAGAACATGGAAGTCCAGCCCACCCACGTCGAGGCCGCAGTCGCCACGACACCGATCTACGCGAGCGCCAAGCGCGAGTTCAAGATGCCCAGCGCCTCCGAGTACCTCGCAGCCATGGCTGTCGGAGGCTCCGAGTTCGCCGAGTACAACGCGCGAATCAACGCCGCCGCCGGTGACCAGATCACCAGCAACGTCCCCGGTATCTTGCCGGCCCCGATCCTCGGACCGGTGTACGACAACCTCGTCGCCCTTCGTCCGGTCTGCGATGCGTTCGGCGTCCGCGCGATGCCCCAGCGCTCGGGCACCACGTTCGTGCGTCCCTACATCGACACCCACCTGAGCGTCGGTCAGCAGTCCACGCAGCTCACCGCCGTGTCGGCGACCACGCAGGTCGTCGAGGACAAGGTCGTCACGAAGCTCACTTTTGCGGGCAGTCAGACTCTGTCAGAGCAAGTGATCGACTGGACCGACCCGAACGCCGTCCAGATCGTCCTCGACGATTTTTTGGCGCAATATGCCGACGCCACGGATAACTACGCCGCTGATCAGCTCTTGGCGCAGACCACGCAGGCCTCCGCCGCAAACGTGGACTTCACCGACCCGGACGCCGTCGTCGCCGCTATCTACACCGGCGCTCAGACGATCGCCGCCAACGGCAACGTGTTCGCCGACAAGCTCTTCGTCAGTTTGGATGTGTGGCGACAGCTCGGTTCTCTCACGGACTCGACCGGTCGCCCGTTGTTCCCCGTGATCGGACCGATGAACGCCGCCGGCTCGATCAACGCCGCCAACGCGATCGGCAACGTCCTCGGTCTGCAGCTCGTCGCCGACAAGAACTTCGCCGCGAAGACCTGCATCCTGAGCGTGTGCGAGCCGCGCACGAAGGCTCCGTACGAGATCTATGAGGATGCCCGCGGGATCGTGAGTCTCACCCAGCCGACCATCCTCGGTCGCGAGCTGGCTATCAGGGGCTATTTTGCCGTGACGATGATCAACACCGGCAAGACCTTCAAGATCACTCAGGCCTGACGCACGGCACAGCAGAAGGACGAGGGACTACACCATGGCGACCTACACAGTTATCGAGCACATGAGGCTCGACGACTACGCCATCGTCCAGACCCTCGAGGACACCGAGATCGGGGTCGGGCAGACGATAACGCTGTCCGGCCTCGGTCACGGCCTGAACGGTACGCACACCGTGTTCGCTGTGCCGACGTTCCTGTTCGTCGGCGTAGATCAGGAGGGAGACCTCCTGTACAACTACGACGTCATCGTCCCCAACCAACTGCTGTTCTACGACGCCGGCGACGACCTCGAGCGGTCGGCGGCGATCCCCACCGGAACGCTCACGTGGAGCATCTCGTGCACGTGGACCAGCTCGGCCCTCGTGACCGAGTTCCTCGGGATCTCCGGTGCGACCGCCAATGACACGGCTTACATCGCCACCTGTGTCGCAGCTGCGAACCAATGGTGCTTCCGCAGACGCCAACAGGCCGGCTACTTCGACTCGCCCACCACGGCCCCCGACGCATCCGTCCAACTCGGAGCGACGTTGTATGCCTCTGCGCTGTACAGGGAACGTGGCTCTGTGGACTCCTTCCAGTCGTTCGAGTCCATGTCCGTCGGAGTGCCCACCCTGACCAACGGTCGCATCATGCAGCTCCTCGGGGTCCGCAGGAGCCAGGTGGCATGACATGGCAGCCACAGGAATGTTCGCGGAAGCGATCACCGCAGTCGCGAACGTCATCACCGCTCGAGGCTATGTCCCCGTCACAGACCCTCGGAACGCCCGACCGCTCACCGTGTTCATCGAACTCCCCACGTTCGATGCCTTCACCTACAACGTCGGCGACATCACCCTCACGATCCGAGTCTTGGCACCGCCACCCGGCAACCAAGACGCAGGCGACTACCTCCTCACCGCGATCGACGCTCTCATGAACTCGTCGCTCGCCATCACCGGAGGCCAACCCACCATCGCACAGATCGGGTCACAGGAACTACCGGCCTACGACCTGACCGTCCGAATCTCCAGCAAACGCAACTAAAAGAAGGAGCCAACAATGGCGACGACCACATTCCTGTCCAACGCAACCGTGAACATCACACAGGGTGCCACGACCTACGACATCAGCGATCAGGCGCGCTCCGTCACCCTGACCGTCGGCTACGACTCGCTCGAGGCGACCAGCATGGGAGACACCGGACGCAAGTACGTCCAAGGCCTGCAGGCCGTCTCGGTCTCCATCGAGTGCTACCTGTCGTACGGCGGCAGCGGATCCACCTCCGAGATCGAGACCATGTGCGCCGCCCTCGTCGGACAAGGCACCACCAACCTCGTCATCTCGCCCTCCGGCACTACCGAGTCGGCGACCAACCCGGAGTACACCATCACGAACGCCATGCTCGCATCGTTCTCCCCGATCGCCTCAACGGTCGGAGAGCTCGCCATGGTCACCCTCGAGTTCGTCGGCGGCACCTTCGCTCGCGACATCACCTGATCGCTCACCCTCCGCTAGGTAGGATTCGCCCATGATCGGAATGCTCATTGAAGTCGAGATGCTTGACGGCGAAGTCCACCAAGTACCGGTGACCTACGGTGTCGCCTGCAAGTGGGAGGACCATCATCCGAACCTCTCGTGGTCATCGTTCCTCGACGACCCGAAGTTCAAGCCGATGGCCTACCTAGCGTGGGAAGCAGTCAAGGCGGCAGGCGTCCCGGTGAAGCTGTTCACCCCATGGTTGGACACCATCGCCGGCGTGAAGTTCCTCCCAAAAGACAGAGCAGAGAAGCAGGACAAGTCACCCGACTGATCGCCACGCTGGCCCTACGTACCGGGATCGCTCCCAGCCTCCTCTGCGACACAGACCCGGCGATCGTCGGTGAGATGATCCGCCAACTAAACAAGCAGGACAAGGAAGCAGAGAAGGCCAGACGATGAGGATGCAGGTCGAGGGATTGAGCGAGACCCTAAGGGAACTCGGCAAGGTTGAGCCGAAGCTTCGACGAGTCATGCTCAAGCGCATGCGAGATGACGTGAAGCCTCTCGCTGACGCAATCAACGCTCGCATCCCACCGACGGCCCCGATTCGAGGCTTCAACCATTCGGGCCGCACAGCGTGGACCGGCAAACAACGAGCCGTTGTCCGGACCTCGTTTAAGAAGCCGAAGAAGGACATCAACGCCACCAGCACCGAGATCGAGTTGAGCGTCGTGAAGGTC